ATTTGTTCTTCATTCCAAACGTAAGTTAAAAGAGTATTCGATAATGTGGGATAAACTGATTAAACTATTGTAATTTTTCTGCTTTCTTTTTTAGATAATACGTTTTCATGTATTCCGCGGTCTTCGTCTTGTTCGCTTCCCTGTATGCTTTATCTGTCTCCTTTTTTTTTGCCTTATTTGCTTCCCTGTATGCTTTATTATATTCTATAGTTTTTGTTTTGTTTGAGTCATACCAATCTTTACGTTTTTCTAATAGGTGGGTCTTATTATCTATTCGATATCCTTTTTGATACTCTGAGATTTCGATTATATTAGTTTCATAGTATTCTTTGACTTTTCCCGCTATTTCAATCTTGTTATCTTCCTTGTATTCTTGGCGGCTTCGTCCCGCTATCTGTTTGTTTAAACAGTCAATTGTTCGTATGTAATGCCCTTCTCGTGCGTTCAGTTCATCTTTAGAATTACATGGACAGGCTTCGAGTAATTCTATCTGGTAATTTCCATGTTCTAATATAGTAAATGATGTCACAAAGGGGTATGTACCATTCTTCCAGCGTTTAAAATGACTTTTATGTCCCGCCAGTCGTAGAGCAAGCGTTGCTTGTGTTGTTGATCCAATGTACTTCTGTCCCGTTGTGAGACAAACGATTTGATACACTTTAGAAAGTTTGTAGTCAGGCATTTCTATGTTTTACTATTTCTTTCTCTTTAAATCAATTTTACTGTAACTCTACAAGGGTTCGCAGTCCTTCTTTACGGGATAGGTGGCCCGTTGTCACAAAATGTATGATTAGAGAACGCAGTTCATGGATCACATCTTTGCTATTATTTCCGGCGAGATATGAACCTTTCACAATCTCAAATCGTTTTATCTTCTTGGCTTCTTCGTCCGTTGGCGTAATCTCTTTGATTCCAAAGCCACGACCTACTCCTGATTTGACGAGAAGAGCCTCAGCAGACCGTTGCTCTTCTGGGTCAAGTTCTTTTAATAAACGTTTGTCGAGTTTCTTTGTCTCGAATAGATTGGTTAGAAGTTCATGGAAGGCATCACTGATGGGGATCATTTTGGGAAACAGAGGAACTGCTGTGCCCGATTGATAGCGAACTGAGAGAAGCTGCTTTTCATCCAACAGACGACCGTTAATCCTGTACCTTCCGAGTTCGATCCATCGTGGAGTTTGTTCCTTACACGTTGAAGCGATGCCTTGCCCTGACTTTGGTCGTCCTGGCTTGCGCTTTATGCCTGAATCAGCGGTTTCTTTTTCTTTTTGTTCTTTTCCTTCTTTTTCTTTTTGTTCGAACGCAAATTTAATCTGTTTATCAAAATTTACTAACTTTGACCAAAAAAATGTTCTATTCTCTGCGCCTTCCGACCTTGGTTTTTTATAATGTTCCATCGAATATTGTCCCCCTGTTTCTTTGTTGTAGAATAATTGGGTTTTGAGTCTATCGGGTAATGCGTCAGTTTGTTTCAATAAATTGATATAAGCAACTTGCTTTCCTACCATTCCTTTCTCTTCCCTATCAAAATCATTGGGACTCATATAATCGCTTTGATCTATCGAACGGGCGTTTGCTAATTCTTCGACTGGGACTATTTTTTGGTCTCCTTTTACTTCTTCAGCTTCAGGAAGTTTCCCCTTTTTCCCTTTTAGGTTCGGTTTGGGTTCTTCGGCGGGTTTTCCCTTCTTTGCTTTTGGTTGAGTTAGTTCTGGTTCAGTAAGTCCTGGTTCCCCAAACAATGATGGGTCGGTATCAGCTAATGGATCATTTAAATAGTCGTTCATAGCTTCAGCAAATTGTCTCTGTTTTTCTGTCATATTTCTGTAAAGTGGAACAGTTGTTATAAAAAACTCCTGATTACTACTCTTTTGTAATGCTTTATTCCATTTATTCGGGTTCGTTTCGATTCCCCTAAAAGCATTATTCAAGGTATCAACTACCCTTTGTTTTTCCTCATCAGGCAGAGATCTAATTCTTTCAATACGTCGTCTATCAGGGACAAGTTTAAGAAGTTCGCCTAACTCGTTCGCTGCTTCAGTATCAACTTTACTCATTCGTTCAAATACTTTTTGACCTTCATCTTTCCAAGTAAACAAAGACAAAAGTTCTTCTATTTCATTTACAGAGGCTTGTGTTCCGGTTGGGGCATTTAGTCCTTTTTGATCCATGATTGAGTTCATGTACTTATTGAAATAGCCCTGAAAATACAACTCGTCCATGAGTTTCGCATCTACTTTCTTCGTAAGGTCGGACTTCATATCTTTCCAATATACGTTTAGAAATTGAAAGGCATTATCATCTAATAGTGGCATGATTCGGTCTACTTGGTCTGGGGCGAATACTTGCGAAAGGTTATCGAAGGATTTCTGTCTTCGCTGATTCGCATCGCCTATACGTTCAGAAAGATTGAGTTGTTGTTCTTGAGAAGGTGCTTCAGGAATTCCCTTTTTTTGATTCTCACGTATTTTTGAAATACGATTATCGTTTGCGATTTCAATTCGTAACTGGTCATTGTAAGCGAGTTGTGCTCTAGCGGCGTCTCCTGGTCTTCGAAGGTTACGAACAAGCATATAAAGTATAACGATATTTTTATATGTTTGTTCTTTTACTTCTTGTAAGTGGCCTTTGTCTCAGGGTCTCTCAGCGCATCTCGAAACTTAATCCCCTTACTTTCAGCAAGAGCTTTAACGTGGCTTATCCATGCGTTACTCTTTTTAGCTTTGACTGGGGCAGATTCGATAATGGGTTGTGGGCTGGGTTCTGGTTCGCTACGAATAACAACAGGAGGTGGTATTTCGCTCTGCGATGGTCTATGGACTTCCTCGAACTTATCGCGGACTGAAGCGATTGGCGTTTTGGTTCTCCTTGGTTTAGATTGAGCCATCATATACTATTATGTTAGATTTTTCGACCTTATTAAACATCGCCGAATGTAATCTCTTCTTGTAAGGGACTTTCTATATTTCTAACACATGAGTGCTTTGGTTTATTACTTGTATCACTTTTATTTTCATATCCATCGGGGATAGTCGCCAGTAGATCTACACTTAATCTACTCTTGAGAAGGGAAGAGGTTTCTTTTAATGATTTGTAATCGCTGTATTTTTTATCCAGATAAGAACGGGGTTCTTCTGTACGATTTTCACGAGACAAGTTTAAGCATTTGAAAATGTCAATCGCTAAAGTATAATAATCACGGGAAAGCGCGAGTTCTGCGTCCATGGCGGGTTGAATTCCGAGGTACATTTCGATACTACTAATTACGGCAATACCAAACCCTAGAAGACACGTTAAACCTGAAATGATGCCTTGGTCTAGAACGGGCTGAAGACCTACTGAGGCTGATGCTGTGATACTCGATAAAACGATGATGGGAATTCGGAAGTACTTCCCAAACGATTTAAAATGATAGAAACGCTTACGATGATAGTCTGCTAAATTGACCGCATTGACACGGATATTTTCAAGGATCTGTTCAACATCATGATGATTATCCCATGCCATATACAATAGACCTAGGTTTAACCAACTCGAGTAACAGATAGAAATGTATCTGTAGTACTAATACTCATTGTATTATTATCTGTATTTCCTAAAACACACGCTACTCGTAGTTTTCCTGAAAGAACAAGTATTCCTGATAGAGACACTGTAATTGTATGTCCTACTGCTGTTGAAGAGTATCGGTTATTGATAGAGAGATAGGGGTCTAAAGCGCCTGATGTTCCACGAAGACCTCCATTTACCCAAGCGGGGGTCGCTCTCGTATAAACCCCTAAACTTAATTGTGGATTAAGATTTGTAAATTTCATTCTAGCATTAAAGTTTAACTGATAAACCCCCGCATTCATCAAGGTTGAAATACTACCTATAATGACCTGCTCTGCGTTATTTATAGTCATAGCGACGGCATTTACATAGGTTTCTTTTATATAACCTCCTAAACGAGTATCATCTCCAGAATAGAGTATAGCAGAATATCCTAATTTTAGTCCCACCTTTAAATCTGAATAAATATTAATCCCACCATTAGTAGTTCCTATGTGTCCCAAATTAATTGCGCCTTTATTAGTTGAATTTGTCAAAACATTAAAAGAACCTTCCTGTATTCCATCTCCACACATGATATTTACATTTCCAGTCGTTTGACCCACTGTAGCGCTCGAGTTTGATCCAATATTGATATTTTCTGTTCTGGTTGTAGTCGTGCCTATATTGATGATACTACTTAACCCTGTACCTATGTTTAGTCCTGTAGCGGTATTAGGAGCAATAAGATCAGTAAATATGGTTTTGCCAATCGTCATATTCAAATCATTCTCTAAAATAATTCCTGTTCCTGCGCTCGCTTCGGTTAGGGTAGAACAAGCAATTTTATTAGGGAAAGTAATTATACTATTTTGAGCGGTTGGATAGGTTATAAAAGTTCCCGTATTTGTGGCGGTTAGTTCTTGAATCCATGCGAAAGGAGAATATACTGTTAAGATCGTATTGGGCTGGTTTTCGATACTCATATAGAATACGTGTATACTTTATGAGAAATGTTTGGTTATAATATATGAGTGCTCAACTTCCGCCAAATCCTATTTTGACAACGTACCAATATTGGAATTGGGTCAATGTAGATGAAGCCACACGTCGACAGAGGGCATTGGATAATAATTACATGATGTTTCCGACCGCTCAAAACTATCCAACCTTTTTTTCAAAGTTGTTTCTAATTACAGATGCGGTCCTTACGAAAATGGCGAATACCAGTTATGTCTATTCACTGATTCAAGCGTTACTATCTGCGACTACATGGACGGGTTCAAACCAATTGAACTCAATAAAAGTAAATACTCTTGCGAATATTACGCTAAATGATGCGAATTTTGCGGGGACAACGACTTTAACCAATTCTACTTTTAATGATGCTTTTACCCCTACTTATTCTTATCCTATTGGAACAGCGACAGGTCTAAATACTCCTTCTATCGGCACAGCTGGGAGAATTGGTTTTATTCCAGCGACGACTTTTATTACTAATACGGCAGGTGAAGGGTTTGGAGGAGGGGGGATAAGTTTGCGTTCAGTTTCATTGACCGCAGGAACTTGGGTAATCTATGGATTTTGGAAGAAACCAGTCAATACTTATATTAATAATTCGGTTATTGTTTTATCAACTGTTCAAAATAACTCATCGTTAGATGAAGTTGGCCGGAAAGGGACACAAAACAAAGGAACTGGGACTGCTTCTAATTTAGTTCAGGGACAGACTACCATGGGAGTAGTATCTCTTACGACAACAAAAACATTTTATTTGAATTGCCGTTCGGTATTTGCGAACTCTACCCTTGAAGGATCTACTTTGATTGCTATTCGTATCGGTTAAGCGACTCTTATTGCTCTCATTAGAACACCCTGTATAGTTGTAGAACCTCCTGCTGCTGTTTGTGCGTTAAAATAATACACGGTAGAAGAACTTGTGACTTGAACGATACACGCCACTGAAGAAGTTAATCCAAATCCTCCCCCTGTCGCAAATTCAATGCCTAATGCATCAGCAGAACTAACATCGTCTGCTACAGTGCTAATCGCTAAAGAAAGATAGATATTCACGGGAGTTGTTCCTCTTAGAGCACTTGCGGTTATAATCCAACTTCCAGCAGTAAGTCCAGTCATAGATAGAAGTTCTAAAGGAACATCTGCCGTAAATGTGATATTAGAACCAGCACCAACTGTAATCGTTTCACCGATTTTACCTGTACCAATAGGATACGAATAATTAGGCGTAAAAGGATTACTTAAAGTTGTTGTTCCTAAAAAAGTCGCATTGTTGGCGGTAGTTGTCCCTGTTAGAGTAAATGTTCCGCTTATTGCGGAAATCGTCGCTGTCGTAATCCCTGCCGAAAAGGTTTGTATTCCCGTCCAAACATTTGACGCTGCCTTAAACGCAGTGATCGCATTCTGGACGAAGCCCGTCGTGGCGACCTGTGTCGTATTTGTTCCATTCGCAAGAGTAGGAGCGGTTGGCGAAACAGGAAACGTAATGTTCTGATTCTGGGCTATAGGGAAAGTAATATATTCTGTATCCAATATGGCCCGTTCTTCTGGAGATAAGGTTGGTACGTCCCAACTCGATGGATTGTAATTTGGGAGAATCGGATCTGGTTGGGTTTCAGCACTCATGATATAATATAGTATTTGATTTTATTACAAAAAAGGCATCTATAATATATGAAGAACTGGTATGACCACAAGGACATGAAAAAGTATTTGAAAGAGAGTCACAATCCGCACTATGACAAGCATCACATCAAAGTTCCGTTTCGTGCGTGTATTGTGGGCTCGAGTGGCGCAGGAAAAACATCGACTCTTTTGACTCTGATTTCACTCATGCCTGATACATTTGAAAAAATCGTCATCGTGACCAAGAACAAAGATGAGCCCTTGTACAATTTTCTTTATGAAAAGACTGGAGGTAAGAATGGTAATGTCAAAATATTAGAGTTCGATAAAGATGGAATTCCTGACATTAACAAAGAGTTTGACCCTGACTTTAATTCTTTGCTTGTTTTTGATGATCTTGTGAATCAAACTGAAAAAGAACAACGGCCTATCGCTGATGCGTTTATTCGGGCAAGAAAGCGGGGCTGTAGTTTAATTTATATCAGTCAGAGTTTCTATGCGATTCCGAAGATGATCCGTAATAATTTAACCCATATATTTCTCAAACAGGTTTCCAGTATGAAGAACCTCGTCATGATTTCACGGGAGTGTTCTCTCGATATACCGAAGAAAGAACTTATTGATATGTACAAAGACGCAACCCAAGACAAGATGGGATTTCTACTCTTTGATTTAGACGCTTCTCCTGAGAAAAAGTTCAGGAAGAACTTTGATGAATACTTTGAAGTTACGTGAAGGTAGTAGGTATCTTTCATAAGCTAAGGGAGTTGGGGGTTGGAGGTTGGGGGTTCAAAACAAACAGTTATAACATTTTGAAAAAAGAAAAAAGAAAACTTTTTATGTTTATTTTTACTGGGAAAACTTCTTGAAATAAACCCCCAACTGCCCAACTCCCAACCGCCTTACCTCGAATTTCAAACATATCAAAATAGGTAGATAATATATAATGCTTGGAGGAATGGTATTTTCTCACATCGAAAAGGATAAGTTTCTTGTCTCAAACAAAGGCGAGGGAAAAGACGTTGAACCCATCACAGTGAAAATGACCGTGAAAATGTTGAAGGACCTGTTGGGTGTAAAGGGGAAGAAAACTGAATTATTGAAACTTTTTATGGATACGAATATTGCGGTTCCAAAGAAACTCACTCGACCTAAAACCTATTTGACGGAAGAAACACGAAAGGACGCGGTTCGCGCAGCCAAGCGCAAATATGCTCAAAAGAAGCGAGGCGGTTCTATCTCGGCAAAAGATCTCAAGTCACTTCATGCGTCGTCTTACAAGGAAGAACCTGATAGAGAAGTGAATGGTTGGGTTTTAGACGAATCCATATCGAAACCTACCGCTCGAGTCTACTTTAACGCATCTAAAAATCAGGCGATTGTAATCCATCGTGGAACGGAAGCTACGGTAAAGGATTGGGCGAATAATCTCGCCTATGTTACTGGCGCAAGTAAACTCACAGGTCGTTATAAAGATGCTGAGCGTGTACAGAAGAGAGCGGAGGAAAAATACCCAGATGTTTTGACAACGGGCCACAGTCAGGGCGGAATTTACACAAAAATCGCAAAAGACCAGAGCAAAGTCATTAATGTAAATCCTGCGTCCATGGGCGAAACTACTTCGGGCACTACGATCCGTTCTAAAAATGACCCTGTATCTGCCTTAGCTGGATTGACTGGTTTGTTCAAGAAAAATGACAAGAATATTACAACTCAATCAAAGGGGAATCTTTTGGACGCTCACTCGATAGATATACTGGACGAACTTGGAGACAAAGAGTTAGGCGGTGGTTTAACTCGTCGTCTAATGAAATTAGGCAAGGGAACTGCTTTTGAAAACTTCTTTACTAAAACACTACCTTCTGGTCTAATCCATAAAGGTTTGCCTATTGTTGGTTCTGTTGCGGGTTCTACCTTAGGCGCTATTGCGGGCCCGATCAGCGGCCTTGTAGGTGCGGAAGTTGGTTCGAAAGCGGGCGAGTTGCTGGCTGATGACATTGGGCGTAAAACTGGATACGGCATGACCCGTCATCTTATGGCATTGGGCCGTTAAGTATTTTAACAGACATAAGGACATTTATATTTTTTATTTGTTTGGCTTGGTTTGCGTAGGATAAGTATTTTATCAGGATAAAAGTAAAACCGTACACGCGGTAAATCTACAATCAAGTCCTCTCGCATCACACGTAAAACTTCTTCCGCTTCATTATAGGTTTTAGTTCGACGACACATACGTATCCCTTCCCGTGAATGAGTGATATAGAACCCGTTTCCTACTGTTGGGGTAATTGACATATTTAAAAGAATAAAAAGTCATTCTTTTAAATCCAAATTTTCTCTAAAGCAATGTCGCCATAAAAATCATGTGCTTCACTTTCTCAAACTCTGCTTTGGTTTCTTCATCTACATAAACACATTTCGCAGACTTCCCATTCCTAAATAAGAAGTGATGATCAATACGGGTCATCTGCGAATTGTCAGTGAGACAGTGCTTCCAATATAAGTTTTTCAACTTCCTTAACTGATGGATTTGCTCCTTAGACAACATACATTAACAAAAGATAAAAAAATTCCCTATAGTTTTTTAATTGTTTACTTCCTAATTGCCTAAGGGGGTCTAAGGGGGGGGTATTACAATCCCCCCCTTGTAGCAGAATAACCCCCCTCTGGGCCAATTTGCGTGGAGGCCTGGGGAATATAAATTTCCTGTTAATTTGGGCCAGATTCGTATGTGATTGGCGCGAGTTATTCTACTACAAGAGGGGGAGGGGGGGGCAGTGACATCCCAGTAATTTTTATCAAGTTGGAGGTAAGGGGTAGGGGGTAAGGGGTTCAAAACAAACACTCATACCATTTTAAAAAATAAAAACAATTAATTATCATTATTTAATTCATACAGAAATTACTTCTTGATTTGAACCCCTTACCCCCAAACTCCTTACTTAGTTTGTCGAATTCATCGCATCTGCGGTTGGGATGTTCCTTGGGTTGAGATTGACTAGATCCCCAGCTTTCGTGAGCTGATTCCCAGCGAAAAGCCATAATCGACCATCCTGCTTAGTCACAAGCTGAACAGGCCCGCCCACAGCTGGGGGTAATCCATTAGGAGTGCCTAACTGAAGGGAGTACATTTCACGCCTGCGCTGACCGTTCGGAGGAAATACCTGAACGACGGTACAAACCACGGGCGACCAGTGGACTGTGAGTTTATTGACGTCTCGCTCCTTCACTTTTCGTCGGTATTCGGAAGACAATGAAAACAGATCAACCCGCACATTGTCCCCAACTTGAAACCTCGGTAAGGCGCCATGGGTCCATCTCTGTGCTCTTAGTTCTAAGAAGTTTCGTTCTATAGCTGCTGCGCGACCAGGCGTGAGAGAAACGCTGGCGGGTCCCATAGGCAGTATCGGGGGATTTCCAGGTTGCCAGAGCTGTTTCGCGCTTACATTTTTGCGTGAACTGGATTGTGCGTTTATATTGATGACGTAGTCGTTCAGATGTATAGTCCAGACTTTGGCGTTTTGACGAAGATACCCTGCCTTGATTTTTTTTCGTATCTCTCTGTTCTTTCGCTCCACTTTCCCGTTGCTCTTCGGCGTATAGGACTGCGTGTACATAAGTACAACATTGTGAACCCCCGCCCAAGCTGTCATGGTCGCGTTTCTAAACTCCCCTCCATTGTCCATTTGGAGAGTGCTAGGGTACGTACCCCCGGCCCCTGCGGGAGCGGTGAGTCCATTTACTAAGGGGGGGTTTACTTGTGCTGTACAGATATTGTTCAGGGCATTACGTATAGTGATTGGGTTTTTATTTTGAATGTACCTCGCCCATATATAACCGGAAAAATAATCCACGACTGTCAAAATGTAGCGCGTGAGTCGGTTAGGCCCCATTCCTATGCTCATATCAATCAAATCCATTCCCCAGCGCTGGTTTGGGCGTTGTGTCACAATCGGCGCAATCACTTTCGGTTGAGGGGTCTTTTGAAGTTGATAGTCCCCTTTACTTGTAAGAAACTCATCTGTATGTATTTTTTTAATGTTTAAATAGCTCATGGCGACTTGATGATAAAACGCCTGTAACCCAACGCCGTAACCCCGCTGTCGATCATTCCACACTCGATTCATGAATATGGCTCGCTCATCATCGTAAGCGACCAGCAAATTGATTGGCTGAGCAGACGCCGGGACTTGCGGGCGATACCTCAGTCGATTTGCGCCGTGTATGGGCAAACCGCCCTCGGCGGGTAGTAATGGGACCACAATCCAGTTCCCATTCAAAAAGCGGGTTGTGAATTTGGCCGCTTGGGCCGGAGTCAGTCCTGCTGGCACTGCGTTGGCTAAAATCGCCTGTCTGACCGTGTTTATCCCCGCGGTCGTTTTCAATTCAGAATAGGCGTTTAAGTTTTTGAGATTTCTTGTGGTCATAGTATAAGCACTGATTTTTTGTGCTTTTCGAATTGAATAGACGTAGCTAGGTCTACTAGATCTGTCGTTTAGGGGCGCATTGAGTTGGGTCCGGTTTTGGTCGCAAGTCAAAATAAACAAGAAACACGCAAAAAGCGCCCGCTTGAGCCGAAAAACAAAAAAAAAAGACGACGGGGCCGAGAAAAGGCACGGCAGGGCGAGTCACGACTTGAGAGCGACTTCAAATGCCACGAAACCCGCTCTGGCGCTCTAGCCAAGCTCGGCCATGCCGGCCGTAAGGCCCGAGGCGCTCCCCTGGCTTCCCTCGGCTGCCTCCATCTCCTCCTCCGCGATGCGCTGGTTCGCCTCCAACTCCTCGATGCGCAGGTTCGCTGCTTTGAGCTCGCCCAGGTACTGGTCGCGCTCAGCCGTGATCATCGTGACCTCCGCCGCGATCGTGGACAGGCGCAGATTGTCGGCATGAAGCTCAGAGGACGCGCGGCGCTCGCGGTCCAACGAGGTCTCGAGCTCTTCGACCCTTGCTCGGAGCACCACCACCTCATGCTTGGCCATCTTTCGAGAGCGTGGTTCCTTGGCTGGTTCCTCGGCCGGTTCCTGAGAAAAACGAAAAAAGTTAAAGCGCGTTAGTGGACTAAAATGATTGGGAATGCGCTTTTACCTCCTGCTCCTGCGAGGGGCCTGGCGAAGGGCCCGTCAACGACGAAGATTGGGACAGAGATTGGGACAGAGACCGAGTCAAACGCTGGTCTTCAGCCAGCCCCAGCTCGAGCGCCGCGCTCAGCGCCTTTCCCACTTCCTCTGCTTCTGCGATCCTCCTCTGTTCAGCGCGGGTTTCTTTTTCCTCCAGCAGCCTCTTCCGGTTGGCATTTTCTTCATCAGAACAGATGATCGAAGCAAGCCACTCCCAACTGAAAGGAAACTCAACGGAGACTTTGCTGAGTACGAAAGCCACAACATTGTCGACGTCGAAGAAGCTGTGTGGACATGGGAACTTTTCGAAGAACCGCACACACTGAAAGGGAAAAAGGTAGATCGTTGATTCAGAAACGTTTGGGAGTACATCGGACAATCATTTTTACCTGCTCGAGGCGCAGGCCGACTGACCACGTCGAAACCTTGCGGCTAAGATGCTCAAGCTTTGCGAGTTTCATGTAATGAAGCAGGAACGCCGTGACGGCTTGGCACTGCGTCAACGGCTTCTTGTTTTTGAAGAGAAGTGCTTTCAAAACTTTCGTTTCCTCAGTAAGATCCATCGCTCGGACCATGCGCACAATTTCCTTCATGGCATTGATGATAACGAATATCCATGCCAGAGAAATACCCACATACCCGAAGAGCGTTTTCATCCAACCGCAGACCTTTTCTTCAGTCCAAGTCATCGTGGGCGTTGGGCGTGGCGTTCGTGGTTTACTCGAGGGGGTATTTCGGCTTCAATATTCCAAATTCTCAGTTCTCAGACTCAATTTTGGAAAAAAACTGAGAATTCTATGGAAGATATCGTCCTACTATGTATTTTGGATCACTATTTAAAATAAGATTGATCTAGCAAAATGGGTTTTGAGTGACAGGATGCCGGCTTGATTTCCGTGGAAGAGTACCGATACGCCACGCCATACTAACGCGAGACACACGCGAAGTCTTAAAAAGTCCTCTCTCTTCAAAAAAATTGATGAGCCTTCGAATACTTACAAAAGTTGTAAATAAAGCTCAGCCATGGCAACCGAAGGAATTATCATCATTGACGAAGAGGACTACACAAACATCCTGAGCAAAATCCAGAAGCTTCATCCGCGCAAACGAAAGAACTGGAAGTCCTTCCTCACGGACAAGTTCGGTGTGCGCTCGAAGCTCATTTATCAAGACTTTCAGTTGATGAACTACAGCTTACCGGCTGGAAAGTTTCTGCCTGTGATGACTCTACAGACTCTGGCTCAAATAGATCACGACTTGATACCTTTGAGTGAGTGCGGGGAGCGTATTTTAATGGGAATGTCGTGCGCTGATGCTACTGCCATAGATATCGCAAAAAATCGCTCGGGAAATCACGCTGGTCGTGTGAATCATCACGTCAAGATTCCTGCGCCCAGCACGTGGTGAATTCTTTTGATAAAATTGAAACGAACTTAAAACTAATTTCTCAGGGTAATATAGATGGCTTACGAACGACAGAAGAACTGGCGCTTGAGGAACGCAGACAAAAACCGACTCATCTGCCGTAATGGCATCAGGAAGTGGCGTTTATGGCGAAAGATCGCCGCCGAGTTTAGGCAAATTCTTCTTTGAAACGAAGGACTTTCTTTGGGGAGTTTTTTGTTTCAAATACTTTAGGGAAAAAAATTGAATTAAAATTTAAACTTAAAACTATTTTCTCAACTAGTAGTATAACAGATGAACACTACCGAACGCATCCCCATGGACCGCCTGAAAGCACTCAAGAGTATGTCCTACGACCAGTTTAAGGCACTTACGCCGAAGTGTAAAAGCGAGAAAGAGCGCAAGGAGTACTTCAGTTGTGTAAAAACGTATGTGAAGAACTCTATTCGCGCGAACGGCATCTCGATCAAAAACTACTTCTATGTCGAAGGAACGACCTTCGGGCGCATGTACTGCGGAGGTTCGATTCAAGGCATTTGTGCTGATATTCGTGGGTTTCTGTTTCGCGATATTACCACGGACATCGATGTGGAAAACTGCCATCCTAAATTACTGGAATACATCTGTAACTTAAACCAGATTGAATGTCCACAGCTGTCTTACTACAACAAAAACCGTAAGGCGATATTGAGCCGTATTCCAAACGGCAAAGAGCTCTTTCTCAAGGCTGTGAACAGTGACAAAAAGAATACAACGTGTAAAGATGAGTTCTTCAAGGCGTTTGATAAAGAGATGAAGATTTTACAACAGAAGCTCTACGCATTACCGTGCTATGATTACATCGTTCGAACGATCCCAAAAGACCGAACCTACAACTGCCTTGGCTCAAACATCAACCGCATTCTCTGTCTTTATGAAAATGAGGTCCTACAAAAAATAGTGAATCATTTGACACGGCAAAACATTGAAGTGTGCTCCCTCATGTTTGATGGCTGTATGGTGTATGGTAATCACTATCACAACACTGCCTTATTGGCTGAACTTCAACGCGAATTGGCTGAGTACGATTTAGTTTTAAAGTACAAAGAGCACAGTCAAATTCTCGATCTTGATGAATTTCCAAGTGAAGAAGAAGCGAGTGAGGAACAAATGACTGACATGGAAGCCACACTCGCGCTCCTGAAAACCTACCCTCACTGGAAGCAATGCGGGGCTCTCTATGTCTTTGATGAGAGAACGGGCATGTGGTCGAAAGATTCAAACATTCACATCTATTACATCTCGAAGTACGGCAGAGGCGAACACGCAACCAAAGCGAACCTCATTCGGAATGTGCTGACCCTTCTCCCTTCCCAAGTGAACGCCCCTGATTGGATGGAGAGAATGGAAGACACGTCTCTCGGTTATTTGCTGTTCACAAACGGGATTTACTCTTTCAAGAATCATCAATTCAAAGAGCAGTTCGACCCATCCATTCTCTTCTTTCATCGGATCGAGTATGATTACAGCGAGCGTTCCTATGACATTAAAGACCGCATCTTCTATCAGCAGCACGGCGAAGAGATGGGAAATTATCTCATTGAGCTTCTTGCTCGAGCACTTGCGGGAGACTGCTTGAAAAATATCGGGTTCTGTCTGGGGACAACCAACGGCGGGAAGTCGCGATTCGCCTCCATTCTTCAAACGAGTCTGGGTGGCTACGTGGGCACTTTTCAAGGAGAATGCTTTGCCATAAGTAATTCAACCGCAGATGAGGCTTCGAAGAACCGTTGGATTCTCGACATCTCCAAAAAGAGAATTGTGTACAGTAGCGAGATTAAGACTGACTGCGTCTTGAATGGCAACTTGATGAAAAAAGTGTCAAGTGGAGAAGACCGGCTGGTGGGTCGTGGGCACTATGAGAAGGAGCAGTCTTTCCGATGCCATTTCTTGTCTTTAGTCTGTGCGAACGACCTCCCGCAGATCAAGCCCTTCGATGAAGCGATGGATGGACGCACACTAGTCTTTCCGTTTGATAAACAGTACTCGATGAACCCGACAGGCGACCAACTTCAAGCTGACCCTAACTTGTCACAGGAGATGAACACAGTGGAGTTTAAATTGTCCTTCCTTCATACTTTACTGAGCGCGTATCAGGAATTTCAACGTCGTGGTGTGTTGCCCGTTCCTGAGAAATCAAGGCAATCCCGGAAGGAGTGGATCGATGCTGAGCCCAACTTAATGGAAAGTTTCAAACAGACCTTCGAGTTCACAAACGACGTAGAGCACTATGTTCCGAGTAGTGATCTGAGTGATTGGGTAAAGAACAAAGGCGTTACCATGACGAAACTTGGACGGGACATCAATAAGTACGCCGAGACGAAGAAGTTTGAAAATGTAAAAAGCAAACCGAAGAAGATTGAAGGAAAGACGACTCAATGCTGGTTTGGAATCCGAAGTGTCCCAGTGGAGTAGTTTGGCCGGTTGGGGGTAGGGCGGTTGGGAGTTCATTTCAAGAAGTTTTTCTTGTAAATATAAAAATATTTTCATTTTTATTTTTATTTTTTTCGAAATGTTATGACTGTTTGTTTTCAACCCCCAACCTCCAACCCCCAACCTCCCCTTCTTATGATGGATCTACTCTCTACTGTAACTTAAAAAGTGATATATATAACCTTATTCAAAGCAAACAAGAGCAAAATGAAAAACGAAACAAAAAACCCTCAGTTTTCTGGAACAAACGGGAACTTCTCTTCGAAGGTTGTCTTGAAGTAGGGGTCTTTCTCGAGTTTTCGCTGACCGTAGTAGCCAATAGTTTCATCAGGCGTCATGGGGGAATATAAGAAGAACTCGTCTGGTTCGTTGTCTATGGCTTCTTCAATAACGCTAATTAATTCCGTGTGATTGGCATCGTTGAGGTCGATCAGACGAAAGCGCCCATGCCACCATAGATTAGAGCGTTCATACAACTTCCAGAAGTCATAGAAATCGCCTTCATCGCCAGTCCAGCGGTCCAACTTTTCGTGGAAATCTTTCTTGAGAGTACCCATGAGGTCAACTCCTTGAAAAGGGATTGTTGGAATAGGGGCCATGTTGCTGTGTTTATACCTTCATAAGTATTTGAAATCGCAGTCAATTTTTTCACAGGGATTAAGACAATTCATGAAATCTGAAATTAATTAAAATATATAATCGTTTTTGTTTAAGAATTTCAAAAAACTCTTAAATAAAATAGAAATATGTTCAACTAAACATCAATAACAACAGGGGTAGCATCATCTTCCTTATATCCTATTTCGTCGAGCACTTTTTGGTCTTCAGGATGAGTTGGAACATAGGTTTCGAACTTGTGCCCGTGAACGAAAGAAGCAACTTTTAAATCGTGAAAAATCTCCAAATACTTATTGGAAAGTGTCTGTAGCATCTTCGGCAGGACTTGCTCAAAGTGTAGGGCGATTGGCTTCAATGTTTCGTAGTGCTCCATCGATAGGTTATTCTCTTGGCAGTAACCGCCATATAACAAGGTCATGTTGTATACGATTACCATAAACATACAAACCCGCGTCTTCTTCTTAAGTTCATTAGGCTCAATGGGAACAGAAACATCACTTAAGAAATCATTGTTCAAAATACGCAGACCAAACTCCGTAATAATTTGTTCTTTGACCATCAACTCGCCCACGAATAAGATTGTCTCAGTAGCGCTCATGTTATAATAGAAAGAGATTTTTGAAGGCGTTTCTCTTTGTTTGCTTTACATATTTTTTCTTTGTTTGCTTGGTAGTATGCTATACCTCGCTCTTTAATTTTATCATGATTAGCTTCGAAATATATTTTACTTTGTACTTTAATCTCCTCCTTATGGTCTTCACGAAAATTTCTCCTTTGTTCTTTTATCTTCTCTTTATTATCCTCTTGATACTGCTTCATCCATTCATTTATAACCCCTTTATGAGTTTCCTTATATTCTTTCCGTGTTCGTCCTGGAATACAACGATTGACGCATTGAAGCGCCTCAACCCAATAACGCTCTCGCGCGGTCAGTTCGTCTCGTGAATGACACGGGCATAGCTCAAGAAGAGTAATCTCATAATTTCCAAGTTCTAACACTTGAAAAGATGTAATATTTCCTCGTTTTCCATCCTTCCATCGTTTATAATCTTTAACATGCGTAGAAAGGCGGCGGGCTAATGTGTTCTCTGTTGTTGATCCAATATAAGTCAGGTCTCCGCTTGTGATCTTATAAACCTTCCCTCGTTGATAGTCAGGCATTCTCTACGGTATTATACGGTGCTGTCTTTATATGAATACTATATAACTAAAAATCTATTGGTATTCTATATGCGTACTCTTATTTTGACGGCTAGAAATGTCCTCCCAGGAACCAACAATACAGTTTTAGAATACCAATTCCCCGGGGGCGGAATAGATGTAAAACACGGAACAACCATCGCTCTATCTTCGATTACCATGTATTATAGTACGCCGAATATTTCACTGTCTTACAATAACAATACTTTCTCTTACGTGTGGGTTGATGGCAACACTTATAATGTCAATATTACCGATGGATTCTATGAGATCAGTAATTTGAATGACTATCTCCATCAGACTATGCTCGTGAATAAGCATTACCTTAAAGAAATAAGCACAGGTAAGTTCGTCTGGTTCTTGACGATGGCAGTCAATACCTCAACGTACAAAATCGATGTGGTCTCCTTCCCCATGAATTCTACCGATTATGCCCCCGCAAATTACGAACTTCCAGTTGACGCGACATGGACAGTTCCCGCGACTAATCGAAACCCTCAACTCGTTGTCTCGGCGAATGCGTTTCGTGATATCATTGGATTCTCTGCGGGAACTTTCCCGGCCTCATCCACGATAGAGGTCACGACGACAACTTCGAGCACAGCTATTCCGCAGGTCTCGCCCCTGTCTTCCTACCTCTTGAAGTGCTCTCTTGTGAATAATAATTACAGCATTCCTAACAGTCTGATCTACTCATTTCCCCCAGCGGGTAATTTCGGCGCACAATTCGTAGTCGCGCCGAACCAGATGTCCTTCATAGATTGTCAAGTAGGATATTACAATAATTTAATCGTAACCATTACCGACCAAAACGACCGTGGCGTTGTGTTGCTGGACCCAAATATGACTATACTTTTAGTTATCGATGAGGACGCTCACAAATTTGAAATGAAATAATAAAAAAATATAGAGATATATTAATGCCTAAGGTCTCTATGATGAAAGGTCGTGCGTCAATGTCAAAAGGTCGTGTAACCCCAAGAATGCCTGTACTTGCGGTAATGACAGAAGAGATGGTTGGAAAAGGGAAAAAGGAAGTGAGCGGGCTTATGCTTAAATTAGAAACTCCGAAGCGGTATGTTTCATTCCATTAAATCTCAGATGAATGAGGACATGAATATTGTTCGTGAACCGCATCTCGCCTCGATTGGATTGCTTCCTCTTTGGTGTCATAGTGTCCAATATTTTTGCGACCTATGCTTGCTCTCCATTTGCCTGTAGATTTTATGAGAGATACCCCCCTATGTCCTGACTTATTATCTAATCTTGCTCTTTGATTTTCACAGTTCTGTTTTTCATTAACCCATCGTAGGTTTTCTACACGGTTGTCAGTGCGAACACAATTGATATGGTCTACAAAAGGCAGATTATCAGGATTAGGTATAAAAGCAGATGCTACTATTCTATGAACCAACCCATACTGAACTGTTTTATATCCCGCACAGTGATTTGATTGTTTAACCAGTCTCTTCAGTTTTTTGTGATAAATCTCGCCGTGTGTAGATACTTCATACATTTCATTGTAATCTTTCCACATCTACAGATGAATGAGGGCATGTATTTAAATCATTTGAACCATTTAAATCAAATTACATTTTCAAATGATTAAAAAACCTCAACGTATAATATAATGAGTGCTGACGCTGTAACTTTGGACATGTCTCTGGAAAGTAAAACGGAAGATCCTCCTATTTTCGTGGATAAGCAATGGCTCTATGTCAATGACCAGAATCAGGGTTCATACTCGGGACAAATCGTCCTTAATACAACGAGTCTCAGTAACAACGGAAGTTATGTCGATTATAAAGAGGCGTACATTGTAATTCCTACGGTTCTTCAGGTTCAGTCTGACTCGCTTACCGTGAATGCGACTCCCCTTGACTTTGCCTGTGCGCTCAAGGCGGGCTACTGGAATCTTCTTCATTCGTTATCCGTCGAGCTGAACGGCGGATCAGTCGTCCAACAGACTGGCTTCCTGAACGTGTACTCTTCCTTTAAGAATCTTACGACTTGGTCGGAGGACGATATTAAGTGCTGGGGTAAAGTGACCGGATTTTTCCCTGATTCACATGACTCGTGGGTCTACAACACAACCTTGGCTTCTGCTACAAATGTTCTCGCAGGAAACGGAACGGGTCTCTCGAATAACCGAACTTCTATGACTGTCCCCCTGAACGGTATTGGTTCGTATCGTGGAGGTGCGACTGCGGTTGCCTATACCGCTAACGTGGCTCTTGGAACAGAGTCAACTGTAAACAGTGATAGTGTTTACGCCTGTGCCAATCATGGCCTCATGGCGAGAATGAAGTGGTTGAACTTTCAGGTGGGAGCAGGCGCTTCTACTCTTACGGGAAGCATTTCGGCAAACAAGTCTGCTCTTTTGGGTTCTGACGCCGCCAGGACGAAAGCACTGTTTAAGGGATATGTCGAGTCAACTAATACGGGTCGCAGTATTGTATTTCCCGCAATTGTTCGATTGAAGGACGTGTGTGATTATTTCGCAAAGCTTCCACTCATGAAGGGTGCTGCGATGACTCTTTATATTAATACGAACCAGTGCCTCTGTAAGTTCTTCCAGACGGCGACGGGTGTTTCTCCGACAGGAACTTTTGATGCGTTTGGTGCTCTTCAGTTGTCAGAAGCTCCAACCATGCTCGGGGGTGGCGGTACTTGCCCGATTATGCTGGCTTCTGCCTCGCCAGGACAGGGATTAACTAACGCTGTAGCGGGTCTTCAGGCGGCTCCTGGTGCGGGAACTCGTGTGGCGGGACAAGTCGCTGTTTCGATTGTCCGAACCCAGTTCGCATCACTCGCAGATCAGGTGACTTGCCCCATTACGAGTGTCCGGTTGTATGCTCCATGCTACACGATGACGGCCCAAAACGAGCAGAAGTACATCGCAAATCCAGTTAAAAAGATTGCCTACGAGGACATTTTCCAGTACCAGTTCAATAACACTGCCTCGGACTTTAACTTCCTTGTGTCGAACGGTTTGCCTGGATTGAAGAGCCTCGTAGTCATGGCATTCCTTCCTCAGACATCAAACGGAGTGGTTGGAACTGCCGGTGCCCCTGCCGCTGCCCCTTACGATGGTGGTGTTCTGTCTTCTTCCCTTCTTTCGCCCTTCTCTTCTTCGGGTGGTGCGCCAGACCCAGTTGGTCTTACGAACTTTAATGTCCAGATTTCAGGTCGCAATATTTTCAATGACAATGAGCAGTATGATTTCGTTGCCTTCACTCAGCAGCTTGCGACTTCCAATCAGCTGAACGGAGGACAGACGACGGGTCTTGCTTCGGGTCTTATTGGTCTCGATGAGTTCGACTCTCTCTACCGATACTACTACGTCGACTGCTCCAGAGGTCGTCCTGGCGAATCTGGTGTGCCCCGGTCAATCCAGATCTTAGGTCAGGTGGTTGGTTCGATTCCAGTGAATCTGTTGGTGTTTGCGACTTTTACTCGTGAAATCAGTATCAACGTGGGGACGGGCGGAAGGGTTGAGTGAATCATAAACCATAGGTCATAGATGTTTAAATAAAATTACTTGAAACTATTCATGTAATTTTAAAAAAGGTCAATATGAAAATCTCGTGTTATTTTATATGGTTCGAGTAAAGAAAATGGGAGACGGCATTTTAGATGATGCGAAATCAGTTGTTAAAAAACTTGGACACGAAGCTCTCGATGTCGCAGTCCCTATCTTGAAGGAAGAGGCAAAGAAGATGATTAAAGATGCCATCAAAAAGAAAATGGGAGAGGGTCTGTACGCCGCCAACGTGGGTCGTGGTTTTCGTATGAAAATGTCCCCCGCTCAGGTTCGAAGTATTAAAAAGGGCGGTGCTATTCAACTGAATCGTGAGATGCTTGATGAGGCAGGTCGTTTTGCGATGGAACTGAAACCAGAAGCGATGGCTCTATTGGAGAAGGCCTTAAAGAATAGCAAGGGTATGCGAGTTACACGTGATAGCATGATGGATCTAATGGATACGAAAAAGGGAGGTTCAATCCTTACGGAAGTGGGTAAGATTGTCGCTCCTATGGTTGCTGAAAAACTGATGGAAATGGGTTTAGCTAAAGTGGGAGGAGATATTCTTGAGGAGAAATTTAGCATTAATGATATAGGGCGAACTGGAAAGCGCCTTTTCGGAGGGAAGAAAGGCAAAAAGGGAGGAGATATTCTCGAGGAGAAATTTAGCATAAACGACATCGGGCGGACAGGCAAGCGCCTCTTCGGGGGGAAGTTCAGCAAGAAACAACTCACTAAAATTATTCTGGATAAGAATCGTGTGATTGGTGATTTGGAACAGACCGCATACGGGAAAGGTTTGTTCGCTGGAGGAAGTTTGACTGAAGATACTGTGATTCAAACTGGATCGATGGCAATGAAACCATACAAAGAAACCAGTAACCCATATTACTAAATATCCATATAATATAATGAAAGATTACACAACAAGTTCGACCGATTTGGAGAGAACCGCTCAAATACTTAAACTGCCTCTTGTTGGTGTGTTTAGTAAGGATACATTACCAGATCGTTGTTATGTTGGAAGTTATATCATCAATATGGAAAGTTCAGATGTAGGAAACGGAACTCATTGGGTTTTACTCAAAATATTCCCTACGAAAGAAGTCATTTACTTCGATAGCTTCGGTTTGCCTTTTCCTGAGCAAATACGAGAATTCGTCAAAGGAAAAATAGCAATATCTAATCGTGAGATCCAAGACATAGATGCGACCACATGTGGGTACTATTGTCTCGCGTGTGACGACTACATGACTCATCAAAAACAACACAGACCCATCTATGAGCGATTCGATGATTTTTTGAACATCTTTAAAGGAGACACAAAAAAGAATGATGAAATCCTTTTGGATTATCTTAGTCAAATGGGCGTGAAGTTATAGGCTCGCACTCCGTGCTCGATGCCGACCTTTTAGATATTTTACCAAATGACAAATAATTATTTACATATTCATATCAAGTATGTAAATAATCAATTGGATAATCATATAAAGATGGAACAATTCTAGAATAATTGTAGTCTTATATGATTATCTTTTACATATTTACTCTTTTTATTAGAATATCTATTTGATTATATTACATTTGGTATATAATCAAAAAAGGTCGGCATGATTCTCCTGTAATTGTCTCAGTCGTTCTTTGTGTAAACAGAACTCGCCATGTCTGTAGATGTACCCATTGCCTCGGCATCATTTTCCATGGCCTTCTGTTGCTCTCCATATTTGCTACTCAAATAGATATTACGAAGCATACTCACGCTGATCTTCTTACCAAAGATAGTATTGAGTATTCGAGTAATCCCATTGTCCGGTAGACGTGCGCCATCACGTTGTAATAGAAAGAATGGCGCGAACTTCTTCTTCAGGGGGAAGTGGTCATGAAAGACTTCCTGTAGCTCTGGGGATACATCGACCGTTTGCGTACCATAGGCCCCCTTCGTTTTGTAGTTTTTAAAGTAGAACCTCATATTCTTCCAGTCTAAATAATTAAAGTCCTTGTCCATGGTTTCATTATACTCTGGCACTATCTTCATCAAAAAATAATCCTTCGATCGCCGAGGGGGTTGTAACACGAACAGAGCCAAGACTAGATGCGCCAATGATGCGGGGTTTAGTTTTTTGTAATGGCCAATCACTTGTTCCCATTCTATCCAGTTCTTCTCTTGTGTTTGGGTCTTCTCGCCCTTATGTTCTTCGAAGGTCTTGTTGAGTTCGTCCATCTTGTCCATGTAAAACTTGATTACTTTCTTGGGTATTTTCTTGTCCTTCAAATACGAGACAATAGTAATAAAGTACGTCTTCTTTGTGTTCATTGAAAACTTCTCTATCTTCTCCATGACTGCGTCTGTATTCTTTAGAAAGACGGGGCTTGTCGGAAGAACTCCGCTATTCAATCGTTTCAGGTTGGCTTCATACAATTTGATCGTGTTCTCACTTAGTACTTTTCCTCCGAACAATGACATCTTATATTATATTTAGATTTTTGAAGTTTTGTATTTAATTAATGAACTCATGACATTCGGGATAGTCCATATGCCCTTCCGCTATGATTTCGAGTGATTGTTTGCCTGAATGAAAATCACGAGGAATGATAAAGGAACGAGCTCCTTTATGGAAGAGTTCGCCATGAACTACGCTGATGTCTTCTAACTTCCATTCCGCAGGGATCATATAGTAGGTCTCTGGGGCTGGGTAAGTTACATGAAGAAAGGATTTACCATGAAGAGGATGAACAGACATTTATATAAGGAGAGATTTTAGGTGGGTCGGCCCCGAGGGACGAAGTCCCGAGACTGTAACTCAGAAGTATTCATCGTCATATACCCAGAACCAATCATCGTCCATATTATTAGAAGATAATTTTAGAACCTGTGGGCACATGAACTTTAAACTTGTCTAAATATTGGATCAAATTATCCCCTATATCACGACTCTCTCCCCATAGAATTAAGGCGGAAGCTGACCCAGCATTGATTTTATTCCAGTCTTCTCGTTTAGAATGACGAGACAAATAATTCTTTCTTTTTTTGTCATCTCCCTCATCGATATAAGTAGTTCCTGTTTTTAATCCAAAG